CGAATGTCTGTCTCCAACATCATTAGTATTGCATAGGTTTAGAGGGTTTGGGAGAACCGTGTGCAGGTTCTCCGACTGTCACACGATAAGTTTCTTGGTAGGTGTTACAATGCGATTAAACATTGCATTGTATTGTTCTTCCAAATTAGGAGCAACAGTTGCAATATACATCACCATGCTTTTTGGCACAGTAACTTCATGCTCTTCTGGGTCTTGAAGTGGAGCAAATGGAGCAAATCCTACCCGAGTTCCGTCTTCAATAGGCATTGCAACAATAGCATCACGAATAGTAATGCTTTCAGATGTTTCCTCAACAATGTCAGCAACGACATTTTCTGCGCTGAGGAAACGAATACATTTTACAGTCATCGGTATAGTTCAGTCAAGTGTAGTTTATCAACAATACCCTCAACCTCTTTCATTTTAGCGAGGTAGGTATCTTCAGGAAGGATTTTATCATGATAGTATCGTTTTTGCAAGTCAGAAACATACAAAAACAATGCATCTTTGAGAATCATTTTCTCATCCATGTCTAAGATTTGTGAGTGAAGACCAATCATGCGTCTCTCCGAAGTGTTTGAAGATATTCAAGAACATACTGACGGATATACATCAGTTCATGATAACACTTCTGATTGTGAGCACACTGGCGCAATCTTGAGTCAGGTTTGAGGACAGACTCGACAAACAAGTCTAGTCCTCGGTTGAACTTAATGTCCTGTGATTCTTCGTCGAAGTTCATGTCTAGTATTGAACAGTGTAATCCAGGTCGTAGTCTACTTCAGAAAAGTCGTCAAACTCTAAAATTTCAGATTCATTTTCGATTTCAATTCCATCCTCCTTCATCATCATATTGGGCATCAAACTTACGTCCTTTTTTGTTGCCTTTGGATTGGAAGTCGTCATAGTTGTCATCTCCCCAATTAGAACGATTTGTGCCACCTTTTGCTCGCTTGTCACGAATGGATTTACCGAAAGAGTAGTAACCGCGTTCGTTACCACCACGTCGAAAAGTCTTACCCATCTTGTTGTGTGTTGAAAAGTAAAAAAACTACAATACTATGTATCAGTCAACGTCCTTGTAAATGGACGTATAATCGTCGTCATCAGTTTCAGGAATAGCATACACTTGAGTGTGCAATTCTTCAAAGACAAATCCTACACCGTGCAGAAAGTCTTGCATCTTGTCAACAACGTCGTCAAGATAGTCTGCTTCAAAAGTCTTAGTTGTTTTGGTCTCGTCCTCATCGATAGCGGACAAAACGAATCGGGGCATTGGATTTCCTCCTTGATTACTCACATAGTATAGCACGAAAAAAGGGGGTTCAAGACCCCCTGTGACACTTATTTCAACTGGCACAATACCTCATCCGATTGACCATGCCATCAAATATACCCGAAATCATAAAATCAAAGGCAAGAGAGTATCTACAACTGTTAGAGAGATTCTTTGCTACTGAGTGCTTCAAACATGATGGGAACAGTAATAACATTCCATTACGGCACTCGATTGTACCTGTATGTGTGTTGCGTCTGTGTACTTCATCATAGGAAAGTACAGTAAAGAACTTACCAAATGGTCCACCATTATCATGATGAAACTGTATTGCTCCCTGCTCAGATGGGTCCACATCGATGTAATAAACTCCACTGATTAACGAGTTGGAGTGATGATGAATTGGTGTGCTATCTCCAGGACTATTCTTATTCAACCATGCTCCATGACACACTAGTTCATATTGCTTACTGATACACATCTCATCGTATGCATATACTTCAGCGTGCTGCATTATCTTATTCTTGATCGTATCAAATCCAGGTGATAGTTGCAGGTCAGTCACACTCACCCATGCATCATCGTCTGCGTTTCGATACATCGGGAGGTCATACAGATATTGTCTCTCTTGTGGAGAAATATCAAACTCATCGATGTATATTGGTGTGGGAAATAAATCAATAATCACTGTTCAAAGTCTTGTACCAAGTTGCAATAGTGTAACGCTTTCCAGATGTTACTGGTTCAACTCCATGGACAATATACCTTCCTTGAAATAATATCATGTCACCCTTTTTAGGTTGGATGAGTTCACCATCAACGTATGTTTGTCCACCTTCAAATTCATCATTCAAATACAGAATAGATGTCCAAGTATGATAATAGAAGTCTTGATGATGGGGTTGATGTATTGGTGCTTCCCATTCTACCAAATGACTATAGTTGATAAATGCTAATTGGTCATGCTCTTTTACAGCACTTGTGTGTCTAGACATGATAAACCTAAGATAGTCTGCCGATGTTTGAGGTTCATCAACAAATGTAGATTCTGCTATCTTTTGTATATTCAATGTCTTTCTGTTTGAAAACATCGAACCGTAAAGAGGAAAATATGTCTTATGATATGCAACGCACCAATCACAAAAGTCTGGACTTAAAAAGTTCTCATAATAAAATACTTCTTTATTGGACATCAGTTATCACCACGTTGAAAGACATTGTTTTTCTAATTATATCAGATTGATGAGGAGTTACACCATGCATCATATGTGATGGGAACAATATTACATCACCTGCTTGTATTTTTGGATAGTATATGTTGGACTCTTTTATCCTAGTAATTATCTTCACCCAAGGTTTAGTAAACTGTGTGTGATTTGCATCAAAGAAATAAAACTTAGAGAAATCTGGTTCATCATTCAAGAAGATAACTGCTGCAATATCACAGTCATCGTGCCAATGAACCTCTTGAAAACTACCCCGTTCATACATGTTAATCCAGGGATGTAGAATCTTGGCAGAGAATGTTACTCCAAGTTCTTCGGATACCATGCGTAGTGGATTGACCAAAATATCTTGGTAGTCGTTGATATTTAAGGCAGTCCTATTTACTTTACACAGATTACCCCAGGTAAAGTTTTTGTCTACTACATTGTCCTTTGGAATACGATCCAGAAGTTTATCAAACTCTGGCATCCTATAGTGAAAGTAAAACCCAGTATTAGAAATAATCTGTTTCATAACGAAAATCAAGATTCAATGTATGCCGCTTGTCAGCAGTTTGCGGATAAGTTCCATGCCAAGTTTTTGCTGGGAAGATTAAAACATCACCAATCTCAGGTCCAAACAAGTGTAACTTATTTTCATACCAATATATAAAAGTTCCATGTTTATGGGGAATTGGTTCTGGTTCAACATCCAGGTAAATTACTGTGCAAATATCATCATTATCATTATGCCTGTGCATTGTATGATAAGCACCCTTCTCACCATAAACAGTCCAGGCAGATGCTAAATGCAACTTAGTTCTATCTAGAATAAGAGAGTGTACAACAATATCTTTTACTGTTTCAATAACAGTATCAATCATTGGAGTAATTGCAGGTTCCATTAAGTGATGCTGCAAACCTCCAACAGTAGAAATGTCGAGCACTGTAGGGTCTAACGGTGGAAGTTTAGACTTACCTACAGCAGCATCGACATCTAACTTGAATTGATTAGTTCGTTCAGGAGTCAGTTTATAATGATAAAAATAATCTTGGTGCATAATATAATAAAAGTAAATTAAGAAGGTGGTGCGTACTCAGTTGCTGTGATAACAATGTTAGCACGGAATCCCCAGTTACTATTATCGCCAGAAGAATATCCGAAGCGAATGTTACCTGTGCCAGACGTTTCTTGCTTACAATGGAATCCGTAATAAATCTCACTGGTAGTGTTAGGAGTGTCAATAATCCTCCATTGTCTAACACTCATGTCATTAGTATCATAACCATTACCAGGACGATGAGCACCACCAGCAACTGACCATCTACTACCACTACTAGGACCAGCAGAGGAAATATCTGTTCTGCTACCATTTCTAGTAGCGGCAAGAATAAAGATTGTGTTGTTACCGCACTGCTCGTTTAGAGGGATCATGTAGTCAACTGCGATAATACTATCGGCAGATGTTGGAGTAATGTACAGACGATAATCACTATTAACCTCAATCATATTGGTTGAGTTGTGAGTATCAGTTGCAGTAGAAATCTTATACTTAAACTGTCTAATTACTCCACCACCGCCACCACTACCAGCGATTGCCTGCCAAGCAGAACCAGAATTAACTTTAACTGCTCCATCATCAGTATCGTACACCAATTTTCCTGCAGCATTTGCAGGTAAGTTTGCAGTGGTGAATAATGGTAACTGAACGCCAGAAGAGGCATCTAAAGTGGCACAACTAACTGTATTAGTTGCAGTCACTGCTCCTACATTTAACTGTCCCATCTTTAGTCCTTATTCGGTAACTTTTTACTATTTAGTTCCAGGTTCAACTCCACTCAGTCCACCCTCACCACCTTTTTCGTTAGCACCACCATGCATAGTGTTTTCATCATATGGGTGAATACCAGCAGTGATATTTTCTGTTTCTTGTGCTGGGTCGAAAGATTGTGTCTTTTGTTCTGGAAGAAGAATGTAATCGATACTTTCTTCAAACTCTTTAATTTTAGCAATAGTTGCCTGAATCTCTTCTAGAGTTGGCATTGGTCTAGGGTCATTCCACTCAAACAAACCATGTGATAATGACCATTTAGCGCCAGGTCTTAACAAGTTCACCGCAGCATCAAATGCAACAAATTCATACCTGTGTTTCATTGTTCTTCAATCTCCCATTGTTGTTCTTGTTCATTCCACTCCCAGTGAGTGCCACCTTCAGTTTCTGGTTTTGGTACTGGAGGTTGCCAGTCATAGTTTTCATCTAATGTCCAACTTGCATATGGTTGGGGGTTGATGAAAATATCCCCTTCTGCATGATATCTATCACCAATACAGGCATATCTACCCCTGACATTACCATTATATGAAGTTTTTTTCCACCTGGTATTTTCACCATGAAGTTTCTTCAAGTGCAATTCTGCACGATATTCATCTACTTCACAGTATGCGTCCATTTCATAGATGTCATCAATTTTACTAACACGAATGACGTAATTATCATCGTCTAATTGTGCATAGTGTGCCATGTTTATCCAGAAAATCTAAGACTTATGTACTTATTTATTGATTTAAGTGACACAGGAATCGAACGCATGATGTACCAAATAACCGTCCCTCCTAACAAAGTGCATGAAAATTTGATGATAATAAGTATTATGATCTCCCTTCAATGGTTCTCTCCAGTGTGGTAAATCCATGCCCCGATAGAGTACAGCGTCACCTGGTTTTGTTGCCATTTCATGAACCTCACCATTTTCCAGTTCAAAGTATATTGGCCAATCATAATCAGCGTTTGTACTAATATGCATAGAGACGCTAATCTCACATGATTCTCTATCAGTATGCCGCTTCAAATCCTGACCCTTAAAGTAAAACCTATCATAGTAATACGTTGGATACAACTTTTCGTGTATCACCTTCTCTACAACATCCTTTACATGATAGTACATATCCTTGAACTTAGGATGATTGTACCGAGCGAGACTACCTACAACTTGTAGTTCTTCGCTGTGAGATGTCATCTTACCAGTGTGTCTATCATATCCAAACTTACCTCTTTCCATTGGAGGAAATTCAAGAACACCGCCAAACTGAAATAAGTTTTTTAACTGAACTAAACTCCATTCACCTTTAGTAATCTTCATCACTTCCACCTCGGACCAATAATCCAACCAACAAGACTTCTTCGAGTTCCAGAATGTATTTTTCTAACTCGATGTCTTGTTCTACTGTCAAAAACAATTATAGTTCCCCTCATTTTAGGAGCAATATACATATGCCCAGACTCATTTAGTAACTGGAACTCTCCACCTTCGTATTCGGATGGGTCTGAAAGTTGAAGGACTACCGATAACTTTCTACACTTTTCTTGCTCTAGTGCTTCGATACCAGCATCTTGATGCCAATTATAGTATTGACCAGGTTCATAGATAGTGTATTGCATGTCACCACCGTCAAATCCTTCAATGTCATATTGAAAGTTTGCTCTGTTTGCCATCAAAACATATGACATACACAATCCAGCAATCCAGTGATTCTCTTTGAACCAAGATGTTTTACTGTCTCGAATCTTTAGATTCACACCAGCGCGAACTACAGCAGTTGATGCAGCATTTTCAAACGTCTCTGCTTCTCTTGCAATGATGTCAACAATCTCTGTTGGAAGGTTAGTTTCAAACCACGTTGTTTGATATGTCATGCTATAAAGTCGTGCTATAATTATGTAGTTGATATGGAAGATGTCTTGAGAAATCTAGGTATTAGTAGAGTTCACAATTCTGCAGTTACTTTACTACAAAACGGTCAAATTGTCTACCATTTAGAAAACGAGAGACTCTCGGGTAGAAAGTATGATGCCTTTCCATTTCAGTGTTTGACTGAACTGGACACGAAGAATCTTGACGACATTTGTATTGCTGGTGTTGGTAAGTTGACACCTGTTGATTGTTTTGTATCTGATGATGCATACAGTCTATATGTAAAGACGAAAGAAAACAAGTATGACACGAAAGTACATGACCTTTCGTTATCTCATCATGAACTACATGCAGCACATGCCTTTTACAATTCTGGATTTGATGAAGCAATCTGCATTGTAAAAGATGGTATGGGTTCTGATGTTCCATTAAACGGTGATATGTTTCAACCAGGAACATATGGCAGAGAATTAACTACAACATTCGCAGCATCATATCCAGCAAAGTTTGATGTCGTGGACAAACACGTTGCTGTACCCTTTGAAGCAAATCACAGGTTTGGTGATGTACTCATCTCCAACAATCTGGGTGAGGGCATGGCATTTCAAAAGACATCTATGGCATTTGGTTTTCACGAACTAGATGCAGGAAAGGTGATGGGACTTGCATCCTATGGGAAAGAACTACCAATCTCAATCTATCAAAATGGATTGATTGACAATGAATTGTTCTACATTGGTCGTGACTTACACGATACTGGCATTAACTATATCTTTGAAGATTTCCAGACTAAAGCAGACTTTGCCTTCACTCTACAGAAACAAACTCAGGAGTATGTTGGGCAATACATTATCAGTATGATTGAAAAGACTGGATGCAAAAATGTATGTCTATCTGGAGGATTCTTCCTCAACTGTGTAGCAAACTACTATTATCTGAGCATTCTTCCTGAAGATGTAAATCTGTATATTGAACCAGTATCGAGTGATGCTGGGACATCAATCGGTGCAGCAAAATATATTTGGCACAAAAAGACTGGAGATACAACTAAGAGACCTCTGACAAGTTTATATCTTGGACCAGAACGATATGTATGTCCAAAGGGCAAGTATGTGACTGACGAAGATGTTGCTGACTTATTGATTGATGGAAAGATCGTTGCTATCTACCAGGGCAGGTCAGAAGCAGGACCAAGGGCACTTGGCAATCGTTCTATTCTCTTTGACCCTAGAAATGCACAGGCAAAAGATATTATCAATCGTATCAAAAAGAGAGAATCATTCCGACCTTTTGCGGGCACTGTGTTAGCAGAACATGCAGATGAATACTTTGACATGCGAGGACTAAAAGAGAGTCCTTTTATGATGTATGCAGTGGAAGTATTGTCTGATGAAGTACCTGGCATTACACACGTTGATTATAGTTGTAGGATTCAAACTGTCACGAAAGAACAGAATCCCCACTACTACAATCTAATCAAATGTTTCCATGAAAAAACAGGAGTTCCTATTTTGTTCAATACATCCTTCAACCTTGCGGGTGAATGTATTGTAGAAACTCCTGAAGATGCTATCAGAACATTAGAAAATTCTGATATCGATTATGTGTATTTTGCTGAGTTTAAGGTGTTAAGTAACGGATAATAACAAC